TTATAGGATTGAATAATTTTTATAAGTTTCAATGAATCCTCTATCAGCTTTTGATAATTCATGTTCATACACACATAAATTATCATTTTTCCAAAAACCTATTACATCAAGTAACTTACATGCAAAATAGTTAGCTTCGTTTTCTTTTTTATTTTTTCTAATCCCAATATGAGTAAAATGTGCTTTTTCGAAAGGATGAAGAATTGCATGAGCTATTTCGTGAGCTAATACAATCAGTTTGTGAAAGTAGGATAGTGCACAGTTTAAAATAATAACCCCATATCGTTTCTCGTAGAAATAATATCCGCCGCCGCTTCCAATATTAACCTCATGTACTATAATGTGATTTTCAGTAGCTATTCTATATAAATCTGTAATACTTCCTTGTTGAGTTATTTTGTCTATAAGTTTATTGATAAATTCTTTATGCAATACAAGCCCCCCTAGTAATATTCTATTTCCTGTATTTTTTAGGAGTAAATCTTTCTTTATTCTTAAGTTTAACCATTTCTAATGCCCCTTGAATTGCAACCCTATAAAGCTCTTTATCATCTTCATTAACTTCTCCACCATATGCTAGGGCCTCTCCATTTTCTAAATTAGACATTATTTTTTCAAGCGATTTTGCAATATCCTTTTCATCTCTAGAATTTAACTTTAATATTTTATCTTCTCTCTCCAATAAATAATCTATGGATACATGGAAATAATCTGCAACCTTCTGAAGCTTGTCAGTAGAAGGCGAACTTTTATCCCATTTACTAATAGTTCCTTTACCAAAGCCTAATTCTCTTTCGAGAGAGCTTTGTGTTGTAGCATTTCTTCTACATAATTCTTGTATTTTTTCAACCAGCATCATATTACACCTCTTTCAATTGAATGAAGAAAAAACATCAAAAACTATGTTGACATGATGAATATTTTCAACTATACTGTATTTAAGCATAACCCATATGCAAACATAAAGACAGTAAATAAAAGATATAGATATAAATAAAACGTCTCGTTCCCTAACTAGCGTATTATTTGTCATATCTTAAATGATGAATATTTTCTTCAACTACAATAATACAATGGAAATATTCAACTGTCAATATATTATGCTTAAAAAATAAACAATTAAAAGGAGGAATGTATCATGGCAAGATGCGTGACTAGGAAATACACAACTTTTGGTAAAGAAGTGGCTAAGAAACTGATTGATTTAGACATGAACAACTCAGATTTAGCTAAAAAAATTGGTGTAAGTCCCATGTATATATCAGACATCTTACAAGGGAAGAGAATAGCTACGGAGCGCAAGAAACAAATAGCTGAAATATTAGGACTAACGATTGCTATTTAAAGGAGGTACATATATGTCAAAAAAGCATGTTTACAGTGTAAAGGAAGCTGCAAAAAAATTAGATGTATGTGAAATGACTATATATCGAAAGGTTAAAACCAATGAAATCCCTGCAAAAAGGGTTGGTAAAGCTATACGTATACCTGCGCAATATATTGACGATTTCTATAATAATCCAATTAGTGATGTTCAAAAGTTTATTTTTGGTTAAAACAACAATTTGATTAAGTAAAGAAAGAGAGGTACTAAAGATGAATAAAGAATTAAATCAGGCATTGGCTACAGGTAATAATACTCCAGTAGTGCTAATCGGTAAAAATGGACAAGCTATTGAAACTATAAGCAGCATAGAAGTATCAGAAATGGTAGAAAAGCCACACAACGATTTATTAAAGGATATTAGAAGATATATTACTCAATTAGCCGAGGGAAATCTTTCCCACAGCGAATTCTTTATTGAAAGTACATATTTAGATGCAAATAGACAAAGTAGAACATGTTATCAAGTTACTAGAAAAGGTTGCGAACTAATTGCAAACAAGCTTATAGGAACAAAGGGCACATGTTTTACAGCAAGATATGTAAATAGATTTCATAGCATGGAAAACTACATAAAACAAAAAGAATCATATCAGATTGATGATCCCATTGAACGTGCTAAAGCTTGGATATTAGAACAGCAAGAAAAGCAAGTATTACAACTAGAAAATAAGCAGCAACAGCAGATAATCGGCGAGCTTCAACCTAAAGCATCCTATTACGATTTAGTATTACAAAGTACGGAACTCATGCCTATTACTTTAATAGCTAAAGACTACGGCATGAGTGCAAATGCAATGAATAAAACACTATTTAATCTAAATGTTCAGTATAACCAATCAGGTACATGGCTTTTATATGCAAAGCATCACGCTAAAGGATACACACAATCAAAGACACAAACTTATACAAGAGGTGATGGTTCAACTGGAATTAAGCTTCATACTCAGTGGACACAAAAAGGAAGACTATTTCTTTATTCTTTATTAAAAGAAAATGGGATTTTACCAGTTATAGAACGTGAAGATGGAGGACAAGCATAATGAGTAAAAAAGCAAAGGAACTAAAGCAACAAAAAAGAGATGCTATTACATCTACTTTACAAGCTAAGATGAGGGCCAATAGAGAAAAGGTACATGAATGCTTAAGAGTAGGAGATAGTGCAGGAGCAAGCCATTACAGTTCTTTAAATACTCAGTTAAGGGGGCTATTAAAATGAAAAACCTTCTTAAAGAGATATTAGCAGCTATTGCACTAATAGTAGCATTTACGCTCGTTTTATTTCCACCTTCATTATCATCAGATGAAGTCAAAATAATCTTAGGCTTACCAAGTGTAATTTTTCTCAGCTTTTACATGGGAGTGTATATTACCAAACGTGAACGTTACAAAAGAGAATTTGAAAAGAAAAAAAGCATGGCAAAGGCGGCAACCTTTAACCATGCACATAGAAAATAAAATTTCAAGATGATATTAACACGAAAGGAGTGAATATGCAATATGTCAGATGCGATTAACAGGGCATATTACTCTATTATTCCAGCAAATGTTAGATATGATAGTGATCTTACCGCTAATGCTAAGCTGCTCTACGGAGAAATAACAGCACTTTGCAATGACAAGGGATATTGCTGGGCGAGCAATGAGTATTTTTCTAAGCTCTATGGGGTTAGTAAAAAATCTATATCGACATGGATTAGTCAATTAGTCAAAAAGAATTATATAAGTTTAGATATTACATACAAAGAAGGTAGTAAAGAAATTCTCTATAGGTATTTACGAATTCTTCCATACCCTATGGAAGAAAAGGTTAATACCCCTATGGAAGAAAAGGTTAAAGAGAATAATACAGATATTAATAATACATTTAATAATAATATAGTGCTGATTATTGAGTATTTGAATAGTATTTGTGGAACTAATTATAAACCAACTAGTAAGACTACAAAGAGATTAATTGTAGCTAGATTAAAAGAACATTATACCGTTGATGATTTTAAAAAAGTAATATTCACAATGTCAAGTAAATGGAAAGGAACAAAGTTTGAACAGTATTTAAGACCATCAACCTTATTCAATGAAGATAAGTTCGAGGGGTATCTAAATCAATATAAGAATATAGGTAAATTTGAGAATGGTGCATCAAGTAGCAAAATTGAAAAATTTAATAGTATGGCTTCTCATGATTGGGACTTTGATGAATTAGAGAAATTACAACTAGAAAGGAAATCAAAACTAGTTAAAGAAAGAGAGGGACATTCAAGTGAGTGATCCACACAAAGCAACAGATGAACTGTTAATTTGGGCAGCAGAAGTGGCTGAAAAGGCAGATTGTAATACAACATTGGTTGTAGCTAATTTTTACGAAGAGAATAAGAAACCAGGTAGAACGGTAGAGCAGTTAAAGGTAGTAGTAGAAAATAATTTGATAAATGGGGTGAATCACAAATGAAGATAAAAACAATAGTTACAGGCTGCAACAGAAAACAAGCAAGAAGTATTGCATTAGAACAAGAAGCCAGAGCAAAGAGAGAAGAAACTAAAAATAAAATAGCTAATAAACTACTAAATGATACTAAAGAACAGCTTATAGCTAAATCTAAAGATCTTATAGTAGTGGTAGACAAGAGTATTGAGCTAGCTAAAGAGATTGCAGATCTAACCCAAACAAACGAAAGTTTGGACAAGGAAAATGCTAGCCTAAAAAATAAACTTAAGCTCAGAGAACTTACTATAAGTTGTCGAGAGGAAGAAATTGATAAGCTTAAGTTAAACATTAATACTCTACAACAGGCACTTAAAGAAGCAGATAAGGATATAGCATTAGCAAGCAGACCGCTTTGGAAGAAGGTGCTTGGAAAATGTTAAGTGAAATCTATGCTTTAGATAAAAATAATGTAGATATTAAAAAGCTTACACAGGTTTGCGATAAGATTAGAAAACTTAAAAGTATGCCAAGCGGTGTTACAGAGATAGTATGGCAGTTTCAAAGAGATAAAGTAGCTACAAGCTATTGTAGGGACAGGCTGTATTGGTTGGCATATCAACTAGAGAAAAATGGAATTTCAGTAGGTTGGAAGAAGCTATAATGCAAGTTTGGAAAGCTTATGTAGGGAATAGCAAGCTAGGTGGTAAGCCCTTAACAGCAGAGGTAGTACATAAAAGCTTTAGTAAAAGCAGAATAAAGGCTTGTGAGATAGAGGATATATTTCACTATTTAGGCACTATTAAGTGCAATGGTAATTGTGAGGAACATCTTAAGAGTTACCTAAGAAGTGAAATAGGTAGCGAAGAAGTTAAATTTAATGAGGTAATAGATGAATTAGGAGAAAAACAGTTAAGGTTGTGGTGATATGCAGAAATCAAAGCAGCAACTTAAAGATGAATCTGTAGAGAGATTTAGAATCACAGTAGAAGCAACTAGAAAAGATATACGATCACTAGATGAAAAGATTAGTGAACTTAATGAATTAAAAATTAATGAAGCTACAGCAGAAGTAATAAATGTATTAGAAGGCATAAGAAGAGATCTTTGCTATGGGAAAGACAATGTGAAAAGGATAAGGAGGGTTCTAAATGCCAAAACCTAAGATTTATATGGCAGTTACAGCAGATAGTTTAGAATTACCTCTTTTTGTAGGAACAAGTACAGAGGTTGCAGCTTGGGCAGGTATAACATGTAGAGCTTTATATTCAAATATAAATCAAGGAATGAGTGGAAAATACAAAGGGAGGAAATTTATAGCTATAGAGGAGGAATAGTATGCATGGGAATAAGCCAATAGAAATAGTTCAGCTTGATTATTATACAGGTGAATATGTTGGAGAATATGTAAGCGTATGTGAAGCAGCAAAAGATAATAATGTTGCAGCTCATAGTATAAGAACATCAATTCAAAAGAATATAAGAATGAGAAGTTGCAAGTTATTCTTTATGAAAAAATCAGATTATAATCCACAAAAGGATTTATCACTAAAAATAGGACTCATTAATTGCTACATGAATCTATTAAATATTTTAAATGATAAATATGAAGTTATTGATGAGTTAGAACATCAATTCTTAATAAAAACAAAAGATGGTGATCTAATAAAATATCCAAAAAATATGTTTAACTGTAGCAAACAAAGGGATGTTTAACAAAGTTGATTTTTAATAAGGAGGAATATAGATGGCTGTTAAATTACCAGTTAGTTCTTTTAAGAAAATGATTGATAGTTGTAAAAGAGTTACAGCTAAAAATGATGCAAGACCTGATTTAAGGAATATCAACATAGATGTAACAGGCAATAAGCTTAGAATATGGGCGCTAGATGGTTATAGAATCGAGATTAATGAAATGTTCGTACAGGATGAAGATAATTTTAAAGCAAGTTTTGAAAGCATTTATGTACCTACAAATGAACAAGAAGTTCAAATAAGTATAGTAGATGAGCAACTAGAAATAACATATATACCTAGTGGGCTAAGAATGTATATTCCACAAGACAATAAAGACAAAGTATTTAATATTGATGGATTTATTGAAGGGCAAAAAGAGAAAGACTTTAAGATATCATTTAAAAAACAGTTTCTAGAAGATGCATTAAAAAAAGCAGGTAAAAATGATAAGTTGACATTTGGATTTAACCCTAAGAGTAATTTAGAAGCAGTACATATAACGTATACAGATAGAGAGATAAACATGGAATCATATGTACTACCAGTTAGAAGTTGTTAAAACAAAGTGTTTTTTGTTGAAAGGGGATAAACATGAAAGTAAGAATGATGGTATGGAATAGACCAGGATTCACAGCAGGCAAGATTTATAAGGTAGAAGGTAAGACAAGAAATACTTATCTTCTAAGAAACAATAAAGGCTATTTACATAGTGTTAAAGCGGATGATTGTAAGCAAGTAGGCTTCTTAGAAGGTTTATTCTGATGAAAGGGTGATAAGAATGAGTGCAAGGCCAAGAGGTACAGATACAGCTAGAGTAATCCAAGTTATAGAAACAACTTCTTTAAGAGGTACTGGAGATAACGAAAGTGATAAATGTAGGATTGTAAGGCAATATTGGAGTATGCAAGGGGAATTATTAGCAGAGGATGATCCATGCAAAGATAATAAGAACAAATAACTTTTTGTAAAGGGGATGATTAAAATAGGCAGAGAGAATGTTCGAGTTAAAGACTTAAAAGTTGGTGATGATGTACTTATTACTTCACACGTTAGTGATGGTATTCAAATGAGAAAAGGCAAAGTAGAAAAGATAACTGACAAAACAGTATTCGTAAGCAGCGGAAGAGGACCTATTGCAATGAGGACTAGGAATATTGTGTTAGTTAAGAGATTTAACAAGACAAATTAATCTTTGTTCTTTTTAAACAGGTTTATAGCAGCAGTATATAAAGTTCCTACGATAAACATAAGAGGAATTATGAGTAGGTAGTCCATTGAGAACGAAAATATGTTTTTGGTTATAAGGTCATAAAGCAATATTGTAATAAAACATGGGATAAAGATATTCAAAAATTTCAAACAAATCACTCCTTTAAAAAGAAGTATAAGGGAGAAAATAGATAATAGCAATTTAAATTTGACTTTTGTTTAGATAAAAAAATAAAAAGAAGAGGAGTAAAGAGGTTTGTCCGGACAATAAACAGCTGTTTACTCCTGTGATAAAAATGAACGTATTAAGCTTATTTGATGGAATTAGCTGTGGTATGGTAGCACTCGAAAGAGCAGGGATTAAAGTTGATAACTACTATGCTAGTGAGATTGAACAAGACTCAATTAAAATATCTAAAAAAAACTATCCATGGATTATACAACTAGGAGACATAACAAACATAACAAAAGAAATGCTAGATACCATAATGCCTATAGATATTGTTATAGGTGGGAGTCCTTGCCAAGACCTCAGTGTATACAAATATGACAGAGGAGAAGTTACAGGGCTAAACGGTGAAAAAAGTGGACTGTTTCACCACTATGTAAGAATACTTAAATATCTTAATCCTAAGTATTTCTTACTTGAAAATGTCCCTATGGAAAAACAGTGGGAAGATATGATAAGTGAAATTTTAGGTGTTAAGCCTATAATGATTAATTCAAATCTTGTATGTGCTGCTGATAGGAAAAGGCTGTATTGGACAAATATACAAGGGATTGAACAGCCAATCGATAAAGGAATAATGATAAAAGACATAATACTCAATTCATCTGATGTAGCAGATAAGTATTGGTATGACAAAGAATTTATTTATAACGGAGATGAAGAAAAAGTACAATGTACACTTATTATGAAAGGCCATAGACATATGAAAGAAGTATACAATCAAAAATTTAAAAGTAGTACATTAACAACTTGTAATGGGGGAAATTTGCAAAAAAAAGTGTACCAAGATGGAAGATGTCGTAAGTTTACACCTTTAGAGTATGAAAGGTTACAAACATTGCCAGATGGGTATACAGAAGGTGTTTGTGATACTTCCAGGTATTCAGCAATAGGGAATGGGTGGACTGTAGATGTAATAGCACATATATTAAGTTATTTGAAGTAAAACAAAATGAATTTTGATAAGAACTTTGACAACTGAATATTGGTTAGTGGTATACTCTTCTAAAGGGGAGATGCGCATGTTTAATGAGATATGTATATATGAGGCAAAAATCGATAAACAAGAAGAAATTGAATTGCTGATGAAAGAAGTTGCAGACTTTTATACAAGCCAACAAGGTGTAATTGAGGTAAGATATATTAAAAGAACGCATAGACAGAAGGATTTTAATGCAGTTAAAGAAGGCGAACTACCTATTAGGTTAACGAAGAATGTAGGCAAGGTAACTTATGTTTTATATTGGGTAGTTGAGAATGAAGAGGTGCATGCGAGAGTATCTAAGCTTGGATTAGAGCAATTTTACAAGAGATGGAACAGGTGCCTTACGACAATGCCCAAGATCATACTAGGAGAGAATATTGTATAAAGCGTTAAGTATCATATATAGTACAGTTATAATGGCAAAGTAAAATACCACTAACTAATAAACAGTTGGTGGTTTTTTGTTTGAAAAAATAAGAATTTGAAAGGGTGATTAGCGTGAAAGTAATTTTATATAAAAGGAGATACGGAGTACACAGGTTTGTAAAAGAGTGTGAAGTTCCAGTAAGTTTTAATAAAGTATATATTAAAGAGGATGTTATCAACGAAGATTTGTTGTTAGACTTGTTGCCTAAAAATTGGCTACCAGTTGAACCTAGAGAAATATTATTAACCATATCAGATAAAGAGGGTTGTGGAACGGGTCAAAGAGGCTTAAATAGATTTTTACCATGGGCTAAGTATTTTGATAGTTATGTCATTGAGTTACAAGAAGATTAGAATAAAATCCAAAATTGAAAGGGGTGACGTCGCTGTGAAAAAAAGAGATTACTGGAGAACACATTGTAAAAGGAATTATGGGTGTTATGGTGATAAAGGAACGTGCTTGTTTGGGAAGGTCGCTAGATTACATTAGTTTATTCTTACTTGGGTAAATAAAATCAGAGTTTGGGAGTGACAAAGATGTTTGAAATAAAATGTAAGCTATATAAATTAGCTGTGTGGTATATCGGTAAATGTAACAAGAAATGGGATAAGCCAACACAACAAATCAAAGAATTTGATAGATTAACTTATAGGAACATAGATAAAGCATACCTAAAATGTGGGGCTGATTGTGAATGGCAAAATTTTAGCAGGTATGATGTATTAGACAATGCTATACAGAAATTAGCCAGTTATGAAGATAATAAAATATAAGTTTGGAAGGTGAGAGTATGGAGTTTATACAGGTAGAAGAACTTATGAAAGCAGGGAAAGAAGTTAATGACCTAGTAAGAGAGTGGTGGAAACCAAGCAAAGGAGATTTATTTACTGAACTGTTAGAGGAAGGACTTCAAAGAAAAGCATGTATACTATGCAATGAAAATCTTGATAAAGCAAATAACAGTAAGAATGCTGTTTATCCATTACTTACAGTAGGTCAGTTAATTAACTTTATAGAATGGAGAACGGACTATGCAATAGAAAAAATTACTTATGGCATTGATTGTTATTGGGTATATCCATATTTTGATGATTCAAATTATGTTGATGCGCCTAGATGGTTTTCAAATGAAATATCTTTTAATGCTGAGGAATTAATAGACGCACTATGGAAATGCGCTTGTGAAGTAGCAAGAGATAGCTACTATAACAAATAAAATCTGATTTTGAATAAATAAAAAACATATCGGCATAATGCCGATATGTAAAAATTAGAAGTATGAAAAATCTTTCTCTACTAAATTACTAGCATATAGGATAGCTCGAAATAAATTATATTGTTCTTTAGCATCTAAAGATGTTAGTAATCTTTTTAGAGTACCGCTAATATAAGTTAAATCATCAGTAGCATCCCTCAGTATTCTTAATTTAGTTTTTTGTTCTAGTGTGACTTTTGATTGGTCTATGGCTTTTATTTTATCACCTATAGCATTTAACTGAGAAATATATATATCTAAATAGCCTGGATCAGGTTTACTAGTAGTAGTGCTTATATTACTAATGAAATAGTTCTCTATTATATTTATCATTTGCTTGTGAATATTATTAAGCGCGCCATATGATTCCTCTATTACTGTATTTGTATCAACAGTAGTAATGTTTTGTGCAAAAAAAATGTGATGAATGAAAAGTGAAACATATTAAACATATAAGAATTAAATAACGTTTAAAGTGATGTTTAGTCATTTTATACCTCGATATAAGTAATAATTACCTAGATATTATAAGTAATATTTTAATTTTTATTCTATAAACAAATTCGACTTTTGAGCATTAATAGAACTTTAAGAAAGCAACAACATTAAATTTATTGTTTATACGTGATTTTTTCTAAAAGGAGCTGATTGATATGAGTAGAGTCTTATATTCACAGGAACGTTGGGAAAAAGTTAATGCAGTAAACAAGGAGTTAATGCAGTTATATTTAAGAAGTACTAGGGCAGATAGGAGAAGACCTAATACGTGTTCAGAGTACACATACGATTTGAGGTTTTTTCTTATTTGGAATTTACTATATAACAATAACATGAATGTTCTTGAATTTAAAAAAAGAAACTTTGAGGACTTTAAATTTTTTATGACAGATGAGAGAAATGTAAGTAATGCACGTGCTAATAGGCTGCTATGCGTAGTTAGAAGAATGATGGATTACGCAGAAGATGATGACGACTTATATGAATTTTATGTTAGAAATGTAGCTGCTAAAGTAAAGAGTTTAGAGAAGAAACCAGTGAAGGAAAATACTTTTTTAAAGCAAGAGCAAATTGACTTACTAAGAGGTTACTTGATTAATAAAAAAATGTATCAACATTTATGTTTGCTGGATGTATTTTATGACACAGGGGCAAGAATTAATGAAGTACTTCAAGTGAAAAATACAGATACACTTAAACATGGTTACATAAAGGTAGAATGCAAGGGTGGAGAAAAACAATATATTTTAATCCACGAGCATTCACAAGAGAGTATAAAGTTACATTTAAGCGTTAAAGAAAGTGGAGATGCATTTTGGCAGAGTAAGTATGGCGAAGTTAAAAAAACATCAACATTACGAGGATGGGTAAAAGATATGTATGAAATATTAAAAGAGATAGATCCATCTACACCATACTTTACTCCACATTCATTTCGACATACTGTCATAGAAAACTTATGTAATGGAACGCATTATCTTTGCAAAAAGATAGGAAGAAAGTTAACAATAGAAGAAGCTCAAATCATTGTCCATCATAAGAGTATTGATATGACTAAGTCATACATGAAGCCAAAAGATGGAGAGATAGTATTCAAGCTATTTGGTATCAGTTTAGGATAGGAGAAACAAATGTATACATATAAACAGATCGAAGAAATGCTTAAGATATATCCAGTAATTAAGGCAGAAATAAAGAATATTGAAATGGATATGTTAGAGGTAGAAAATAATGTTGGGTTTAGAGGTGCAACTGATGATCCTAAACCATCTACGCCTACTTATCAATTTAACTCCAATGTAGAAAACGAAGCATTGAGTATCAGTAGAGATAGATTGCTTAGCAATCTCAAAGAAGAAAAGAAGAAAAGACAAAGAAAGATAGATAGAATAGAGAATGCAATGTCTATTCTAAGTGAGATAGAAGAAGAGATTATAAGCCTATACTATTTCAAGAAATCTAGCATGACATCTATATCATACAAGATAGATAGAGATAAGAGCCAAGTATACAGGAAAAAGAAATATGCTATTAAAAAAATGGCTGATATTATGAACGTTTCAAGGTTACAAAAATAAATGCAACAAAAATACCACAAAAATACCACGAAAATGCAATCAAAAAGCACTAGAAAATGCATTTTTATAAGAGTAGTATAGTATTATCAAGAAATTGATTAAGGCACTAGTAAGGGTTACATTACAAGCCATTGTGTATTAATCGTCTATCTAACAAATATATTTCTTGAAGAATAAGGTACAAAGTAGGAATAAAAGAGCAGTAGCTAAGTATGCAAAGCTATTGCTCTTTTTGTTTTGGAATGTAACTCAGTTGGTTAGAGTGCTGTTCTTATAAAGCAGTGGTCGTGAGTTCGAGTCTCACCATTCCGATTACACTAAAGAAAGGTGGTGATATATTAGTGAATACAGTAGAACCAATAAGAGACTTTAACATCATACAAGATATAGCAGATGTATTAAGAGAACAACGTGAAAGAGACTATGTTTTATTCATGTCAGGCCTGTACTTAGGCAGAAGAATATCTGATATATTACCACTTAGAGTTAGGGATGTTAGAGATAAAAAACAGATATACTTTAGGGAAAAGAAAAAGAATAAGGAAATAACTTTAGACATTAATGACGATCTAAGAAAAATATTTAAGGATTATTGTAAAGGGAAGAGAGATTATGAATATCTATTCAGACGTAGCAAAGGTAAGAATGAGCCTATAACAAGGCAACAATACTGGTACATACTTAATCAAGCAGCTAAAAAGATAGGCTATGAAGAAAAGATAGGTTGTCATAGCATGAGAAAAAGTCTTGGTAGGTGGCTTTATGATAATGGTGTTGATGTATATAAGATAATGTTAATACTTAATCATGAAAGTATAGATTATACAAAACGATACATAGGTGTTACCAGAGATGAAATAAATGATGTATTAAGCATGGTTTCTTTTATTAAAAAGTAAAAATTGCATTATAAAGAAGAAATTATATTTTTTTAAGCATTAATTGACTTAATCAGTAAATGTCAAACATGAAAGAAAAGACATGAGTTTCTTCTATTAGAGAAAAAAATAGAAAGTTATTTGACAGAATATATATTTAGTAAAATATCACACAATTAATAAAAACAGCATGTAAGATATGATAATCATAGCTTTTGTTATTTCAGCTAAGAAAACATCAAAAAGTAAGACAACAAAAGTTAGATAAATTTTATAGCGGTCAAAACTTAAAAACGCTAAAGAAATGGAGGTTTTCAAGTTGGCAAAATCAAGTGAGGAAATTGTAATGGAAAACCTCAAAACCATTGAGGAATGGGCATTACAAGGAATGACTCAAAAAGAAATGGCAGAATGCTTAGGTATAGGAGATTCCACTTTTAGGAAGTTAAAAAAGCAAAATGTAGCGCTTTTAGCGGTTTTGAAAAAAAGCGCTAATACAAGAAAGAATATGCTTGAACAACAAGTAAAAGAAGTTGAACATTCTTTGTTTGAAAGAGCAAAGGGATATGATGAAGAAAAGTCTTATTTCTTTAAAGTAAAAAGAAAAGGCACAGATGAAGAGGGTAATAAGTATGAAGTAGAAGAAGTAATAGAAAAGAAAGCAATTGAACATATACCTGCTGACATTAGTGCAGCTAAATTTTTTCTAACCAATATGGCCAAGAAGGTTTGGCAAGATAATCCTCATAAAGTTGAGAATGATAAAGAGAACCTTAAGATTAGAAAGAAAGAAATGGAAGGAAAAGAGTGGTGATATAGTGGCACAAGAGTTTAGTAAGAAGTTTTATAAATCATCAGAATGGCTCACGCTAAGAGAACAAATATTACTAGAACGTGGCGCAATATGTGAGAAATGTGGTCAAGCAATAACTGAGTCTAAACATATTCAACTACATCACATTAAAGAATTAACGATACAGAATATAGATGATGTAATGACAACGCTTAATCCTAAGAATATCTTAGTGCTATGCCAAACATGTCATAACATGATACATGGTAGATATTGCAAAGGGGCAGTAAGAAAGGTTAAACCAAAGAAAGTTAATATAGTATATGGTCCACCAATGGCAGGTAAGACAAGTCTTGTTATGGACTATATGCAACCAGGAGACTTGATAGTTGATATGGATAGATTGTATAAGGCAATGTCATTTATGCCAATGTACAATAAACCTAATCAAATTAAGTTCAATGTGTTAGCAGTAAGAAACTTATTGTTAGATCATATTAAAACTAGATATGGTAGCTTTACTAATGCTTGGATAGTTGGTGGGTATGCTAACAAGGTTGATAGAGAAAGACTGGCGAAAGAATTAGGTGCAGAATTAATCTTTGTAGAAGCAAGTAAAGAAGATTGCTATTATCGGTTAGAGTATTGCAATGACTATAGGCAAGAGCATCAAGAAGAATGGAGAGAGTACATAGATAAATGGTTTGAAGAGTATAGAAAATAAAATATTATGTAGTTTTAATCCCCCCATAATTAATCTACTTGACATACGAAGGGACCGTTGGAGGGTGAACTCTTCTTTCACACAAACCCCAAAAATGAAATCGAGGTGAAGATTTTGAAAGCTATTTCAAAAACAGAAGTTTTCGAGCAAGAATTAGAAAAGTTGATTGAGATATTCAAAGATGTAGAAGAAAGTAAGCAAAAGCTTGTTCAAGGACTATTACAAGAAACAGCTTACTTGAAATCTGAATTATTTGTGATGCATCAGGTGTTAGATGAAGTTGGTATGATAAAGGTACACCCTACAGATAAAACTAAGCAGAAAACTTTACCTATAGCTAACGAATATCGAAGAACAGCTAATATTTATGCTTTAAACATAAAAACACTGAATGGCATACTTGGTAAAGACACAATGGAGGGAGAAGATCCATTCGATAAGTGGCTACAAGAAAAGATGAGTAAAGATGAGTAATAAATTTATAGGTTATAAACCAAGTAGATATGATTTATCTAATAGTAAGATAGATGGTAAGCATTCATATTTATTAGAGTACTATAACAAGGCATTAGCTATTGATGATGAAGTCATAATAGGTGAAGAACTTAAGAAGTGTCTAAGTAATTTAATAGATGACTTAGATAATCAGAACTATTACTATGATTGTTCTGATGCAGAATTAAGAATAGAGTTTATTGAAACATTCATCAAGCATACAAAAAGTCCTTTTAATGGCAAACCTTTTATTTTAGAACTTTGGGAAAAAGCAGTAATAGAAGCTTTTTATTCGTTTAAGAGAAGTAAAAATGGACTCAGAAGGTTTAAAAAGCTGATATTATTGGTTGCTAGAAAGAATGGAAAGAGTACTTTTTGTGCAGCGCTTTGTTTTACTGAATTTATGATAGGTAATGCAGGTTCTGATATTATTTGCTCATCAAATGATGATGCGCAAGCAAATTTAATATTTGAGGAAATAGCAAGTATGAAAGAGATGTTTGATCCTAAGGATAAGCGTACACACAAGAATCTAAAAGGCATCTTTAACCTTAGAAATAAATCAACTATAAAAAAGCTTTCAGACAAGACAAGAAATAAAGAAGGTAGAAATATTGAGTTTGCAATATTAGATGAAAGTCATGAAATGAAAGACAATGTTATAGCAAAGTCGATAGAGCAGTCACAGTCAATTAAAGATGAACCTATTTTTATTAATATAACGACAGAAGGATTTGTTGATGATGGGTATCTAGACAAAGAATTGAAATATGCTAGAGAAGTTTTAAGAGGTGACAGAGAAGATGATACACTTCTGGCATGGCTTTATACAATGGACAATGAAATCGAGGTATATCAAGACGAATTGTCATGGAAAAAGGCTAATCCGTCACTAGGAACAGTTAAGAAATGGGATTACTTACGTGATCAACTTAGAAAGGCACAAGCAGACAAGGCAGAAAGAGTATTCACCCTCTCTAAAGACTTCAATTTCAAACAGAATAATGCTGAAGCATGGCTTATGGAGAAAGACATAGAGAATAGCTTAACATATGACATAGAAGATTTTAGAGGATGTATAGGGATAGGAGCTACTGACTTATCAGAAACTACAGACCTAACAAGTGCTAAGGTTTTAATTATGAGACCAAAAGATAAGACAAAATATTTCTTGCAGCACTACTTCATATGCGAAACCAAAGTAGATGAGGGAAGTAATGAAGATAAAAAGAATTATTTAGAGTGGGCAAAACAAGGATACATTACAATATGTCCTGGTAATGAGGTAGATTACAGTGAGATTGTAGCTTGGTATGTAAGTCTTTATAAAAAATATCAAATATGGGTATTCAAAGTAGGTTATGATAGATGGAATGCTAAGTCTTATGTTAAAGAAATGGAGGACTATGGATTTGATAATGAAAAAATACCACAAGATTATAAAAATATGAGCACAGCCATGAAAATGTTAGAAGCAGATTTAAAGAGTGGATGCGTGAATTACAATCAAAATCCTATTGATAAGTGGTGTTTAAAAAACACAGCTTGTAAGGTAGATCAATATGGTCAGATAATGCCAATGAAAGTACAGGGTATAGAGAATAAACGTATAGATGGTGCAGTAACAATGATTATTGCATATGCCACATACGATAGATTTAGAAAAGAGTATCAAGATGTTATGAGATAAGGAGGTGGAACGTGGGAATATTAGATTTTCTAAGAGGGCAAAGTGAAAAAAGTGTATTAAAAAGATATGCACAAATGATGAATGGATATTCTCCAGTGTTTAGTCAGTTTGGAGATGATATATATGCTAGTGATATAGTTCAAAATGCAATAAGAGCATTAATGACAGAGATGAGTAAACTAGATCCTAAGCATATACGAAATGGAGATGATAATTCACAGTCTATTGTTAATAGTAGTATTAACAGGCTTTTGAAATATGGGCCTAATCCACTTATGACTACATCTGATTTTCTTGAAAAAATCACATATCTTAGAGAAATGAAGAAGAATGTTTTTATTTATCCTACATATAGAGAAATACCAATTAAAGGTGGATTTGTTAGGCGGGAATATACCGGATTATATCCATTAAATCCTATTCAGGTAGATTTTCTAGAAGATGCTGCAGGTATACTATTCATAAAGTTTTATTTTAACAATGGAGAAGATTATACACTAAAGTATTCAGATATTATTCATTGGAGAAAAGATTTTGGAGCAAATGAATTTATGGGTGGTGATGAAACTGGAAAAGCCAATAATAATGCATTGCTAAAGCTATTAAAGACAAATGATGTGGTTATCCAAAGTTTAGAAAAAGGAATAAAGGCAGGGTTAACAATCAGAGGTATTTTAAAAATACAGACCATGCTAGCTGATGGAAAGCAAAAAGAAGAAAGAGAAAAATTTGAGAAGAAACTTAATGAAGCAAGTAGTGGTATTTTAGAAATAGACTTAAAAAATGATTTTATACCACTAAACTTAAATCCTAAAATAATTGATAAAGATACCATGGAATTTATAGATAAGAAGATTCTTAATAATTATGGTGTATCAATAGCAATCATTAATGGTGATTTTACAGAGGAGCAGTATCAATCTTTTTATGAAAAGACACTAGAACCTATGATAAAGAGTTTAGGAAGAGCATTTTCAAAAACGCTATTTACGGATAGAGAGCTTGATGTGGGTAATGAAATAATATTTTATGCTCAAGGGTTAGTATTTACCAATATGGCAAACAAGATCGCCGCTGTAGATGTTTTAAGTAGTAGAGGCACTCTAACAGATAATCAAATATTGTCTATATTTGGATATCCACCATTTCCAGGTGGTGATATTAGGCATATGTCACTTAATTTTATTAATCGTGAAATAGCTGACCAGTATCAGATGAGTAGCAAAGTGAAGGAAGTGAAAAAAAATGAATAAAAACTTTAAGAGTGAATGTAGAATGGTTGAGTTTAGAGCTATAGATAATGATGATGGGAAGATGATTATTGAGGGTTACGCTATTACATTTGACCAACCTGCAACACATAGCATGGGAAACTATACTTTTACAGAGACAATCAAACGAGGTGCACTAGATAGAACAGATATGAAAGATGTACCACTAAGATACAATCATAATGACACATGGTGTATCATGGCAAGGACAAGAAATAACAGCTTAAAGCTTGTTATAGATGATATTGGACTTAAAATTACAGCGGAATTAATAGATACACAAAGTAACAGAGACATCTATAAATCAATTCAAGAAGGGTTGATTGATAAGATGTCTTTTGCTTTTACTGTAGCTGATAAAGGTGATACTTGGCAATATGGAGAAACTGAAACAACTAGAATAGTTACAGATATTAATAAACTTTATGACGTTAGCGTGGTGGATACCCCGTTTTACGATACAACAAGTGTTTATGCAAGGAGCTTTGAACTACTGGAGAGTAATTTAAAGCAGCTGGATAGCTTTGACTTGGAGAAACGCAAGTTACAAATGAAATACCATTATTCAAATTAAAAAAAGAAAAGGAGTGTAGGATATGACACTACAACAAAAATTAGAAGCAGCTTTAGAAAAAAGAAAGGCATTAGTAACAAGCATAACAAATGCAGAAACAAAGGAAGCGTTAGACAAGATTGAACTGGACTTAAGAAAAGCGGACATTGAGATTGCAGGACTAAAAGAAGCTATTGAAGAGGAGCAAAGATCAGCGCAAGGTAACCCAGAAGAAAGAGCAGCAGGTTCAAATTTATCACAAGGTCAATTTAACCCTATTTCAACATATGGATTAACAACACAAAGAAGAAGTTCAGAAGAAGAACAGGAAGCAGAATACAGGAAAGCATTCATGGAATATACACTCAGAGGTACAGCTATTCCAACAGAATTAAGGGCAGCTACAGGAACCGCAGATATTGGGGTTGTTATTCCAAATACTGTAATGAATAAAATTATTGAGCAGCTAAAAACGTATGGTGAAATCTTTAGAAGAGTAACACTTACAAATATCAAAGGTGGAGTTACAATACCTATTGCATCAGCAAAACCAGTAGCAACATGGACAGCTGAAGGCACAGTTGCAGACAAGCAAAAGAAAGAAGTAAAAGGTACAGTAACATTTTCATACAATAAGCTACAATGCAGAGTAGCAGTTACATTAGAAGCTGATACAACTTCATTAGCAATTTTTGAATCTACATTAACAGATAATGTATATGAAGCAATGATTATAGCTATTGAAGAAGCAATTGTAAATGGCACAGGAACATTACAGCCTTTAGGATTTACAAAAGATACAAGGGTACTAGCGTCACAAAAAGTTGAATTATCAGCAACAGATATTAAGAGCTGGGAAGCATGGTCTAAAGTTTTTGCAAAGGTTCCAAAATCTAAACGTGCAGGGGCAGTGGTTTTATTAAATACTGAAACATGGGAGGGTGACATTTTAGGAATGACAGATTCAACTGGTCAACCTATTGCACGTGTTACAGTAGGCCTTAATGGTGAAGATAAACCAATGTTCAAAGGTAAAGAAGTCATTGATGTTGAAAGCTATCTTCCATCATATGAAGCAGCAGAAGTAGGAGATGTATTTGGTGCAATCTTAAATCTTAAAGATTATATGCTGAACTCTAACTTAGCAATGACAGTAAAACGTTACTTTGATGAAGATACAGATGAATGGATTACAAAATCAACCCTTATTGCTGATGGTAAGCTTGCAGATGCACAAGGAGTAATTTTACTAGTAAAAAAAGCTTAAGCCAATCAGTAACGAGTTTCTCAATAGCTTCTGATACCTCTTTAGAAGCTATTGATTATAGCTCAATGACAGTTACTGAGTTAAAGGCTTTATGCAAAGAGAGAGGTTTAACTGGTTATTCCTCAATGACTAAGACTGAGCTTGTTTCTTTACTTAAGGAGAGTGATGCTTAATGCTAGAAGCTATCAAAGTACATTTAGGAATAGTAGCAGATGATGAGGATGTAAACAAAAATATAACTTTAAAAATAGAAGTTGTAAAAAGTTATCTTAAAGAGGCTGGCGCAAAAATTGAAGAAGAGGATAATCAGTTAATAGGTTGTGTTGCTATAGGTGTGAATGATTTATTAAATAATACATATGGTAAAACTGAATTTTCTCCAGCTTTTTTTATTTTAGCAAGGCAATTATGTAGGGGGTGATTATTTGAGGTTAATTACTCCTATTTATTTTGCAAGTAAGACTTATTCAACTGATGAAGCAGGAGATCAAGTTATTGAAGAAAAGTTAAGAAAAGTTTTATCTAATAAAAAGTCTGTAGGTACAAATGAATTTTATCAAGCTCATACAGCAGGAATGAAGCCTGAATTCAAAATTGAGGTAAGAAAATTTGACTATAAAGGAGAAGATAAGGTTATTGTAGATAATGTTTCTTATAAAATCATAAGAACATATGATAATCAAAGTGGTTTCTTAGAATTAACATTAGAAGGTGATGTACATGTCGGTTCCTAAATCTGTAGTAAAAATCAAAAGGGATGGAATTGAGTACATTTCAAGCGTGGACTATACGCAATATACGATTAAAGAGCTTATAAGAGCAGCTTTAAGAGATTGTGGCAAGTTATACTGCAATAGGTTTAGGCAAGCTTATTATAGAATATTTAAACGTAAAAAGGGGCGTGTAGGAAAGTATACTGGCTATTGGGTAAGAAGTAAGAAAGATGTTCCTGATTTGCTTGTAGGTATAAAAAAGAATGCTTTTTATGGCGGATTCCAAGAGTTTGGAAGTAGTAAAACTACACGTTTGGGGCTCATGATTGGTACTGCACAAGATAACATAAGTAATTTTGCAGATATTCAAGCGCAGTATTTAGGAGCATTAAACCAAGATGATCCTAATGTACCAGCTAATGAGGAAGAGTATGAAGGAGGTGCTGACGATTGAGTATACTAACTAAAATTAATCGTACAAATGAGCTAAAGATAGCATTAACAAGCATTTTAAAGCAAGTACATAGTAAAGCATATTATCGTAAAGCACCTGCTAAAACAGACTATCCTTATCTAACATATTATCTAAGGCATACCAAAGATGGTCATCAATATGATTACTTTTGGGAAGTACATGTTTGGACTAGAGATATTAAGCTTGCTGAAGAACTGGCTGATAATATAGAAGGGTTTGATAAATGCTCTTATAAGGATTATTACCAAACTTTTGATATTGATTTAGAAAGTAGAAATAACGTGGAAGATGAAGACAAGGAGATACAACACATAGTACTCCTATTTAATTTAACTTATTTTGATGTGAAAGGATGATAAAGAGATGGGATTAAAGAAAAGATTAACAGGTTATACAGAAAAAACAATGGAAAACAGACAGATGGGTGCTGGTGCATACTTCAAAAACTATGATGTAGAAACAGATAACTTTACAGATGCGGTAACAGCAGGAAAGTTACTTGGCGCAACACAAGGAGGAGGAAATTTTTCAGCTAAGCCTATCATCACAACTACTGAAGTAGATGGAGTGCCTTCTGATGCAAAAGGTATGGAAGATATTGATGGTTGGGACGTCAACATGAGTGCAAATATTTTAGAAATCACCGCTGAAAATATTAAAATTGCACTGGGTGCAGCAACAGTAGCAACTACTACAGATGGTAAGTATAAAAAAATCACAGGTAAATCGAACATTGATCCAGCAGATTATCAAGATAATATTACATTCCTTGGTACCATGTCTGGGTTTGATGAACCTATTATTTTACAAATCTATAATGCACTTGCTACTGAAGGAATTAATATCAATCCTCAAGATAAGAAAACAACATTACTTCCTACAAAATTCAAAGCACATGCCTCTTTTGATAAATTAGATGAACCACCATTTGCAATTTTTGTACCAATTAAAGCAGGAAGTAGTGAAAGTGGGAGTGGTGAATAATGAAAAAGTTAACTCTTAAACATGCAATACAAACTGCAAAACTGATTAAAGCAGCAGATATGAAGAAACAAGTAGCAGACTTAATAGAACAGGCTACTAAGCGAGGTGTTAACAAGACCAGACTTGGAATTGATATAACAATGACATTGGTAGATGTTATGGCAAATGATGAGGTAGAAGCCAAACTTTACGACTTGTTAAGTGATATATTTGAAACTAAGGCCGAGGAGTTAAGCCTTGAAGCGCTTGCTGAAAACATTAGTAAGCTAGTAAAGGAGAATGACGTAAAGCGTTTTTTCAAATTAGTGGAGAAATCCACACAGTAAAGACCTGTGATTTCTTACTAAGAAGATATGGTGATGGTTACAAGGAAGTCTGTGAAATGGACTTCCTTGAAGCTTATGACCTTATCAAATATGCACTAAAAAAGAGTACTGATGAATTTATAGAACAACGCTGGATAAGTGGATATCAACATATGTCACTTGCCGAGTTTAGAGAGAAAATTGGGTATATTACAGAAGAGGAAGAAGTTATACCTAAGAAAGATGTTAATGAAATACTATTAGATTTAAAAGATACATTTAGTTAGGAGGTGAGATTTTGAACATATTTACTCTTATGGGTACTATCTTAGTTGATAATACAGTAGCTAATAGTAGCATTAGTGAAACAGGTCAAGCAGCTGATGGATTAGCTGATAAGTTAGGTAATGGATTAAAAACAGCAGCTGGAGTTGTAGTGGGTGCATTAACAGCAGTAGGCACAGCAGCAGTAGGAATGGCTACCGTAGCAGTAAACGCAGCAGATGATTGTAAGAAGGCTTTAAATAATCTACAAACCCAAACAGGGGCAACAGATGAGGAAATGGGGGGATTAAAAGAAACCCTATTATCCATATATGGAGGCAATTATGGAGAATCTTTCGAGGATGTTGCAAGTGCAATAGCTAGTGTAAAGCAACAAACAAACCTAACAGGTAAAGAGCTAGAGAGCACAGCGCAGAATGCTATTGTTTTACGTGATACTTTTGATTGGGGAGTGGATGAACAACTTAATGCAGTTAACCAGTTAATGCAGAATTTTGGAGTTAGTTCAGAAGAAGCATTTAATCTTATAGCACAAGGAGCACAAAATGGCCTTAATGCTCAAGGCGACTTAATGGATATTGTAAAAGAGTATAGTGTACATTTTGCTCAACTTGGACTAGATGCAGAAGATATGTTTAATTCTCTGAAAAGTGGTGCAGACAGTGGCGCATTCTCTATGGACAAGTTAGGAGATGCAGTTAAAGAACTTGGAATTAAGCTAAAAGCAGGAGATGCAGATGAATCCTTGAAAGAGTTAGGCTTAAATGCAGATGAATTAAAGAAAAAATTCAATGAAGGTGGAGAAGCAGCAAAAATTGCTTTTCAAGAAGTAAATAAGGCACTAGCTGAATGTGAAGATGTTACTCTTAGAAACCAGTATGCCACATCTATGTATGGAACCATGTGGGAAGACCTAGGTGTAAAGGCTACATTTGCTTTATCTAATATAAATGGAGAGTTTGATTCGACTCTTGATACTATGCAAAAAATAGACTCTATTAAATATGATTCGTTTAGTGAAGCAATAGCTGGAATTAAAAGAGAGATTGAAGTTGGTTTAATCATTCCATTTGGTGAAAAGCTATTACCTTACTTAAATGAATTTGCTAATTGGTTTCAAGAAAATAAGGATCAAATAATAAGTGGATTAAGTGGGGTATTAGACGAAGTTGTAAATGGAATAGAGTTCTTAATCAATAACTTAGAGACTATTGCCAAGGTTGCAGGAACAGCAGTAGCATCACTTTTAGCAATTAAAACTATAAGTGTGGTTGTAGGTGCTATAACTACGTTATCTAGTGCAGTAACTGGATTAAATGCAGCCTTTACATTTATAGCAGCTAACCCAGTTGCACTGGCTATAATCGGGATAGGTACAGCAGCAGGTATTGTAACAGCACATGTTATAGAAGCTAATGCTAGACAGAAAGAGTGGAACAATACCCTTCAAGATTCTGTTATATTATCAGAACAAATTACAGAGCTGACAGCAGAGCAAGAAGCTATATCACAAAAAACTGTTAATAGCATAACCAATCAATTGACTACATACACCCAATTAACTAATCAAATCGCAGAGTTAGATGCTCAAATAGCACAGTATGGAGATTCAACTGGTGAATTGGAATCGGCCAAACAAGACCTAGTAAAAGAGTCTGGAAAGCTACTTAAGGCTATTGAGGATGAATATGGTAGTTATGATAATGCTATAGAAGTAGCGCATAACTATAAAAAAGCATTGGATAATAACAATGAAACTAAAAAAACACTGGCTAAATATACAGACTCATATGCTAGTAGTTTAGTAAAAGAAACACTACAAACAAGCCAATTAAACAAGCAAACACAAGATGCATTAGAAACATACAAGAAGTATAATTCTCAGCAGATAATGAATAAAGAAGAAACGAACTTGTACAATAATGCTATTAAGGTATTGCAAGAAAATGTTTATGGATTAGATGTTAGGTTAAATGCTAATACTAGGCTTTGGGAAGTTAATACAGCCCAAGTAGAAAGTTCAATAGAGTCCAACAATGCATTAAATAATGCCAAAATACAACAGGCCAATACATTCCAGCGCATGTCTGAACAGATTGCAACTGGAAGTAAAGAAGAAGCTAAGGCGGTTATTGAGTCTTGTGAAGCTGCTATTGATGGATTAAGAGCACAGCGTTCAGCTCAGATGATGTTTGGTGGAGATATAACAGCAGAGCAGAAAGCAGAAATGGAACAATACTATGGAATGATAGATAAGGCCAAAGCTAAGCTTAATGAGGTTAGTACTAATATTACAGGCGCAGCGAAAAAGGCGGGTTCAGAGGCAGGTAAGTCTGCTAAAGAAGCAGCAGAAGATGTGGTAGACTCATACATTAATATGTATAACCAGAAAAAGTCACTAGGTAAAACAGACGTTAATGAGCAAGAAAAGATGCTTAGTGAACTAAAGAAAAAGCATAGTGATACAGCAGACCACATTATAAAAATTAATGACTTTGCCCTACAAGAAAGCTTAGATATTATAGAACAGCGCAAAGAGAAAGAAGAACTAACAACAGAAGAAATCATAGTACTTTACCAAGAGGCTTCTAAAAATTATGCGTTAACCTATACGGACAAAAAGACCGTAACTGATGCTATAAATCAAGAAATTAAAGACAGCGTAGATAACTTAACTTCTGATATAGATACTCTTAACGATAAGCAATTAAGTGATCTAATAGATAACTTATCAGACATGAAGGTTAAGTATGATGATTACGGATATGATGTGGAATACATAGAGCAACAGATAACAGAAGCTTGCAAAACAGAATATGAAAGGCAGTATGATGAGCTTTCTAACAATGTTGAGCAGATGAAAGAGAAGCGTAAAGAGTTATACCAAAATGAAGTTAATACCATTGATGAAGAGTTGAAAGAAACACTAGAAGGGTTAGATGCGCAATTAGAAGCTATTGAAAGTACTGCTACCGAAAGAGAAAAGTTAGCTAGAGAGCAAAAGTTAAGAGAAGCAATAGCAAAAGCTGAAACAGCAGAAGAAATTAAACGAGCACAAGAAGAACTTGATAAGTGGCTTGTTGAACAATCAGAAAAAGAAGAAAAGAGACGTATTCAAGCAGTAAAAGAGCAGGCTAGAAAAGATGCAGAAGACAAAAAGAAAGATGCTAAAACCAATTACGAAAGTCAGTTAGAAGATATAGATAATTTCATGCTTGAAGAAAGCAAGAAATTAGAGCAAAGAGAAAAAAATAGGGCATTATCAGAAGAAGAGTTAACAAAGCTAGCCAAAGAAGAATTAGAGCAACAAGAGAAAGACTTACAAGAGAGCTTAGATGCTAGAGAACTTAAGTTCCAAAAGTTTGTTGATAATATGAATAGAATTGGTGAAGCTGTTACAAGTCAAGATGTAAAAGAGTTTGTAGATGGAAGTCATAGAAGTGGGTTAAGTTATGTTCCATTTGATGGGTATAAGGCTGAATTACATGAAGGTGAAAGAGTATTAACAAAGCAAGAAGCAGAAGATTATAACAAAGATGAAGAATCAAGTAAAGAGTATGAAAAAGTTGATACAAGCAAAATGGAAGACCTATTGAAACAAGTACTAAATGCTTTAATTACTTTACCCAAAAGGCAAAAGTTAGAACAAAATATGGCATAGAAAGGAGTATATGAATGTTTACTTATCACTTGAAAGCACGCAGGTTAGATTTAAAAACAGTTGTATGGGATTTAAGTGCACTAGATTTCTTTAATAATGTAACAAATAGGCTTGTATCATATACTCTTGGTGATTCATATGTTTATTGGGATGCTACTATGGGTTACAACGATAGTGTCAAATATGAGTACATAAAATACAGGAATGCAGCAGGTAACATTGTAACAGTAGGGCAAGGCGAAAGTGTTGTAACGTATAACCATACACTTGATGGTCGTGTCGGCCTAGCTACTTTACCAAGTGGATATAATCCTCTTAATTTATTATCTCAAAATAAAAGTGATCCATATTTAGAGATAAGGTTTGCAGACTGGCACGAAATAAGAGAGCAGGAGACTACCTTTAATAATAATTTAGGGCAAGGAACGCATTTAGAGCTATCTGTAGAATATAAGGAAATAGCTATTAGTAATTTTGAAGTAACCAGAGATCATGCAAATGAAAGATACATGATAAAAGTAAAAGCCAACTACCTTGAAAAATATACAGTAGAAGTAATAAATGTAAATGAACTAGAAGGCAATAAGACAGCTATTACCTTAACATCTTTAGAAGAAATATCATATATCCCAGAAAAATACTTTAAAGAAGGTAGCAATATCTTAAATGTTACAGCCTATAACGGAACAAAAACAGCCTTTAGAACGCTTACAATAAGCCACATTACCCCAACTTTGACTGAGGTTTCAATCGAAAATGAAAATGGATTAATTGACAACATAACAACAGTAACTTGGACAAGCAAGAACCAAGGTAAAGCTGAAATATACAACAATGATAAGTTAATTAAGTCAGTGGGGACAGTTACGGTTGCAGTTTTACCAAAAGGAACACTAAACGTAGGCAAAAATAAAATAGAGGTAAGAGTATATAACGTTGGAGATAGCAATGTTATTAATAGCATTGTTAGTGTGTCAAAGGTTAGTACTATTACACTAGCTAGGATATTACCATCTATAGAAAAGAATAGTTTTTCAATCAATGATACAAATACGGACAACGTTATCACAGCTGCCTGGAAATCTACAAATCAAAGTAGGTTTGGAATTTATCAAGGGGATAGATTAATTAGCACAGGAGTAAGTGGACAAACAGTAGATATAGCCAGGGGTACATTAAGCATAGGAAGTACTAACCTAAAACTAGTAATTTACTACGATAGTGGCTTTGACACCGTTCAAGTAGAAGAAGTTATAGCAACTGTATTAACCCAAAATACTCCTATAATATACAATCTAGAACCTAGCAACCTTAACATTAATATAGATGAAATTGTCAATGTTACTTTTGCAACAAATGAATTTTGTGATAGTTGGGAACTAACAGCAGCAGGATTAAATACTAAGGGAACTGATGCGAGAAGTGTAAGCTTTGGTAAAGAAGTATTTAAGCAAGGCAAAAACGAAATGACATTAAAAATATTCTATAGTCCTAAGTATAACAATGAGATTCGCACAGCTACTAAGAAGGTAACATTTACAGGTTATGGAACCCCTAAAACTCCTATATTTGATGGTAATGTTTTATATTCCACAGCTACACCACAATTAACATGGGAATCAATAGATCAAGTAGAAATACATCTGCTTATTGTTGAAGCAGAATCAGAAGAGGTTGTTCAAGAAAAGCTAGAATTTACAGAAGATAAGTTTGCCACGTTAGAGACATTAGAGGATGATAAGACATACATTGCTACATTAGCTGTTAAAAATAAGTATGGCCTATGGAGTGAATATGCAAAAAAGGAATTTCAAACAAAATTCAATGACATTATTCTTCCTACATTTGATTTATTTGAAGCTGAGACAAGTGTATTCATAACAATAGGTGGAATACAAGATCCTAATTTTAAGGCTATAAGTATTTACAGAAAGAGTGAAAGAGAAGATGTGTGGACTGAAATAGCTGATGATTGTAATATCGAAGACACTATTAGAGATTATATGTGTCCAGCAAATTTAAAATAGCTTATAAACTTAGGGTGTACGACAAAAATAATGCATACAAAGACACAGAAATAAAAACTATATCTATTAGTTTAAGCAGCTACATTTTAACTAATCTAGAGAACGCAGAAGATGTATATATGATTTTTGGCACACCTAGTTATAAGTTCAATGGTGATTTTGTAAGTAAGCTGTATGCAGGGCAAAGAGCTCCTAGGACATTTAAAGGAAAAGTACAATATAAAACAGGAACCTTCAGAACAGCATTAAAAAATGCAGATGCATACAATCTAATAGACTTTATAGAGAATAGTAACGAGTATAATTTATTCTGTTTAAGAGACCAACGAGGAGAAAATTATATGTAATTGCTAAACTGGAATCACAAGATCCAAAAGGTTTGAAGAGATTGTCTGTAAGTTTTAGCTTTACAGAAGTGAACTTTATAGAGTCAAAGATGTATACAGGAAGTGGATATAAGAAAATTTCATATCTAAACGGAGAATATTATCTAGATGGTTCAGTAGACTTAAGTGGATATGACTTAAGTGTAACACTAGAGTAGGAGGAGTCATATGCAACAATACAATACGCATTATTTTAAATATTATGCCCTAGACTCAAATATGGCTAACCCTACTGTAGTAAATTGCATAGAAGATGGTGGAACAGTAAGCTATAACAGCTTAGATAGTCTTAAGACAAATGCAAGATTAAAAGTATCATTGGATACAAGTGAGATATTTGATATTAAACGAATAAGAATATGCAGTGTTTTGAATGGCAACGAATTACCTTGTGGTACATTTCTGGTAGCGACTCCAAGTAGTCAATTTGAAAGTGCAGTGCAGAGCATAGATGTAACTTGTTATAGCACTTTATGGCCTGTAAAGGTTGATAAATGCGACACTAGGTATTATGTGCCATTAGGTACTAATGCAGTTAATGAAGTAAAACGTATACTAGGAAGGTTTGGGTATCAAGTGATTATCCCAGACAGTACTAAGACTACTAGCGTTAATCAAGAGTGGGAAATAGGCACTAGTTATCTTGAAATAGTGAACAGCTTACTTGATAGTATAGGCTACACAAGCTTATATGTAGACGTATATGGCAATTATGTAGCTAAACCTGACATACTTCCAAGCTTAAGGGAAGCAGAAATTATATATGATTCAGATGATATTAATAATATCATTGAGCCTAGTGCCGAGAGCGAATTAGATTTATTCAATGTCCCCAACAAGTTTATACGCTATGTGAATAGTCCAGAAGTAGACCTTACAGCAGTATATATAAATTCTCGAGGTATAACAGGTACCGAAGCTACAGGAATAGTAAATGTAGATTCACAAGAGGTTAATGACGCATCAGATTATGACACCTTGTATGAGCTATGCAAAAAAGCAGCTGAAGAAGCTACAAGTATTTATCACAAGGTTACTATTTACACTGCAATTAATCCCATTCATTTGTTTCTGAACTGTCTCCATCTTAATCATTATCAACTACGAGGGAAGTTTATAGAAACAAGCTGGGATATAGAGCTTCAGACCGGAGGAACTATGACACATAACTTAAGGGAGGTAATAGCGTGCTAAAGTATGCAAAAATTACAACTCTAAATGAAAACGAATGTAAAGTTACATTTATCGGGGAGACAGTAGAAAGTCAAATGCCATATTATAGGTTAGCAACATATTCACCGCTTCTAAATGATATGGTTGCGGTTGATGATGTGGCAAAAATCATAATTGGGAAGGTGGTGAAATAGTGAGTGAATTAGTATTTAATGAGGAAATTAAGCAACTTACAGTAGACAATAAGAACTTTGCAGATTTATGGAACGGTGTTCATCAAAAATTACTAGAGAATACCAAGTTTAATAAGAAAAAATTGAAAAACTGTTTAATGATTTAAATGATGTATTAGCACAGTTTGATGGCTACTTAACAGCAGATGAATTATATGCATTATTAGAGAAGGGAATAAAGGGAGATAAAGGAGATCCATTTACTTACGAAGATTTTACAGCAGAGCAATTAGAAGCTTTAAAAGGCGAAAAAGGGGATGTAGGGGAACAGGGGCCACAAGGTGAAAAAGGTGAAGATGGGATAACATATACATTCACATTTGAAGATTTAACAGAGGCACAGAAAGAAACCTTAAAAGGCCCACAAGGGCCACAAGGTATACAAGGAGAAAAGGGCGAAACAGGAGCACAGGGCATACAAGGCCCTAAAGGAGACAAAGGAGAGCAAGGTATACAGGGGCCACAAGGTGTACAAGGCCCTAGTGGAGCAACAGCAATTAATGATGCTTCAACAGCAACAAATGCTATATGGAGTGCAAATAAAACTTATACAGAAATTGAAGGTTTAAAAACTACATCTGTTAATGGAAAAACACAAGTAGCAGTCGCTATTAACGGAAAGCTAGGCACAACATTAACGGCTGCTACTTCATATGCAGATATGGCTTATTACATAGGACTCTTAGGTCCAGCATTAGCATTTAGCCTATCTAGTGCAACTCCAATATATAATAGTTCAGTTACTTTAACTGGTAATGTATTTCTTGTTATTGGTGGTGCTATTAGTGTTAATACTGGTGCATTCAAGGCATGGTATGGAATAACTATTTCTACTTCTGGTAGTTCAGTTGTTTTTTGTCCTGGGATGGGTGAAAGTGACGTCGCACATAATGCATATTTAATTATTTCTAATACTGGTAGTTTAACTTTATCAAGAAGGTATTATTCTAGTACAATTAATGCTTATGTTCTAGCGTGATAAATTTTAAGGAGTGATTTTATGACAAGATTGTTAATTTGCAAAGACTCAGAGCAAAACGTAATTATAGTGCAACAACGATTAAATGAAACAGATAATATTACTTACTCTATTATAGATAACCCACCAGCAATAGAGGAAGTAGAGGGCAAGATTGGAAAATACTCATTAGATGAAAATGGAAATATTGTCGTTGTTTATGAGGATGTCCCCAAAACAGATATTGAGCTTTTAAGAGAAGAAAACACACAAATTAAAGAAAGTAATGCAATGCTTAATCAAGCAATTACAGAGCTAAGTTTAGTTGTTTCTACACTTATGGCATAGCCAAATAAAAAGGAGATGATTTTATGGTATTTACAAAGAATAGTGCACTAGTAAAAGTATGGGTAGGAAATGTTCAGTCTGGGCTTTATACAAAGGAACAGGTACCTAAAATTTTTAATCTACAAGAGGTAGTTTGGGAAGTCCTAGAAGAGAGTACAAAATAATTTAATAGGTAGGCATAAAGAAGCAGCTTAATATGCTGTATTTTTTATGTCTTACAAGGAGGTATTAAATGAATCAAGATGGAACGCCTACAGCAGTTGATATGGTTCAGATTAGTGAGAAATTGGCTAGAATTGAAACGCTCTTAAGCGAAAAGGTTGGTAGTTTAGAAAAGAGAGTTGGGCAACTAGAAAGTAATCAGAGGTGGCTTATACTGTTGGTGGTTGGCTCTGTAATTTATGCATTATTAAGTAAAGTTGGTCTATAGAAATTGGAGGAGTGCTATGACAGAGGAAGAAAAAGAAATATTAGATCAGGCAGAAGCTATCAAGAAAAAAGAAGCAACTAAAGTAAGGCAGAAGAAAAAGGGTAGATTCATGAAAGGCATCATTATAGGTGTCTTTCTTTTTTTACTTGTTTTCATAGGTGTCGTACTATGGCTATTCTATAAGACTGGTAGTGAACCAAGTACTCTTATAGCTAGCGTGTTTGCAGTAGCAGTAGGTGAATTTAGTATCTTGGGTAGCATCAAGAAAAAGAAAGGATGATGTAGAATGTTAGAGTTTTTATGGACAGCTTTAGTGGTAGTAGTATTATTGTTTTTAAGTATGGTAGTTATTCCAGTTATCAAGAAGTATTCCAATTTAGAGTATTGGGTTAAAGCAGCTATTGCCTATGCAGAGACACAAATCACAGGTAATAAAGTAGGGGAAGATAGGCGAGAGTACGTTTATAATTTTCTTAGGAAACGCTTTAAATGGTTTGATGAGAAAGCACTTAGATTACTTATACAGGGGACGTTCGATATTATGAATCGAGAGGGACTGGTGAACAGTGAGAGGTGATAATTATGGATGTAACCACAGCATGTAGAGATATGAATCAATTATCAGCACAAGCTCAAAAGGCTTGTGCTCTTTTTTTAGAAGAATGTAAGAAGCAAGGCTTAAATGTACTTATTACAGAAACATACCGTTCTCAAGAACGCCAGAACTGGCTATATGAACAGGGAAGAAGTAGAGGTGGCAAGGCAGTTACCTGGACAAAGAACAGTCGTCATACATCACGTAGAGCTTGGGATATTTGTAAGAATGTTAAGGGCCAAGAATATAGAGATAAGACATTCTTTAAGAAGTGTGCAGAAGTTGCAGCTCTTCTAGGAATCACTTGGGGAGGGGAGTGGAAGAACTCGCCAGATACTCCTCACTTTGAAATAGATAAAGAGTGGAAAGTTCCAGTATTTAATGCTACCACGGATAATGACCTATTCAATGCAGTAAGTAGCATTATTAAAGGTGGCGTACAGTTAACATTTAATGCGTGGAAACGCTTAGATTTAATTAAGCTTAACAATGTACCAGCATTAGTATGCAAGCTCGCAGGAATCGAAATAGATGGTTCTGTAAGTGATGCACAATACAAACAGGCTATAGATAAGTTAGTGCTCTTAGGAGCTATTTCACAACGTTTAATATGGGATGAAAAAAGATATACAGTTAACAATGTTAGATCATTGCTAATTAAGTTTAGTAAGTTGGGGTAGGGCCAAAAGCCTTACCCTTCTTTTTTTGTGCTAAAACGTAGATTTGTTTTAGAAGTGAAGAGAAAATACCGATATATCCATATAAATAATCATATAAAAGCTTGATTTTTACAAAAGAATCAGAAAAAAAGCGGTATTCCGTATTAAATTTAAGCTAAAAATCTTTACAAATCCGATAAAGTGGGCTATGATTCAGTTAAGCGAAACAAGAGGACACCAATACTAAGAGTTTTACTTAAGTGAAGTTATATTAAACTTTTTCGGCAAATGAAAAAAAATGTATAGTATGAAGCTAGTAGTGCATACTATATTAGAAAAGGGGTGATTGTATGGCAACTAAGAGTATTTACAAGAACGTAACTATTAAGAATAGAACACTAAGCCATGCACTAGTTAGGGCACTCGAGAATGCATCAGGGAAGCAAAGTAAAGAAGTACGTTTAAGCAAGGAATGCCGAGAACTTAAAAAAGATGAGATAAAAAGTATTTTTGGAGCTATGTAATGAAAGGGTATGTACAAGTTTCCTTAAAAGATATGATTCAAGAACTAGGAGAGAGTAAGGTAAAATCTATACTCTCTAATTTTTCGTGTCCACTTAATGAAGATGTAGAATATTTTCTTAAATATAAAGCAATTGAATTCGCAAAACAAAATATAGCTCCAACTCACCTAGTATTTGCATCATATAAGGACAAGCTAGAACTTGTAGGGTACTTTTCGCTTACTATAAAAACTATGTCCGTTGCAATAAATAGTTTAAGTAGTAAATATAGAAGTAGAATTAGAAAATTTGGAAACATTAATCCTGATTTGAAAGCGTATTTAATTCCAGCTCCATTAATAGCTCAATTAGGAAAAAATTATACTAATGGGTTAAATGGACTTATTACTGGAGACGAACTATTAAAGTTGGCATGTGACAAGATATCTATTGTACAGCAAGATGTAGGTGGGAAGGTTGTATACTTAGAATGTGAAGAGAAGCAAAAGCTAATCGATTTTTATTCTGAGAATGGATTTGTAAGTTTTGGAAAAAGGTCGCTTGATAAAGACGAAGTAGACAAGATGGATGGGAAATATCTTATACAAATGCTTAAGTATATGGATTAACTTAATGATCCATCAATCCTTAGTACATAATAAAAGAATAGTTTGTTTAAAAGGTTAGATTTTTCTAGCCTTATTTTTGTGGAAGTGAAAATTATAAAATTAATTTGACAGTTATAATTAGATAATTACAGAGATTTGTATAAATTTCAACATTTATATAAATTTACAAAAAATATTTTTTATTAAAAATTTTATATAAATATTAAAAAATATGTAAATAAGTATTATTATTTAATTATCTTAAAAAATGGCCATTTATACTAAGATAATTAAATAAAAAGGAGTTTGCTATAATATGAAAAAATTAAAGGGGAAATCTATTTTAAAGAAAGTATCTATTTTGTTTTTAGTGGGTTCGTTATTTACAGGAAACTTGTATGCAGCTACAATACCTAGTAATAATGCTTATACTACAACTGACGATATTTGGGATTCTATTAAATGGGAAGAGGTTGGAAATAAGATAATAGTTACCCAATATGATGAAAACAATCAGTTAGTTGAAAGATGTACATATGATAAGGTCACAGAGGAAGCTACATCATATACTCCAGACAAGGGAGAATGCGAGTTAATATTGCCTGAAATAAAAGCAGAGGAAATACCTGTAGTTAATACTTTAAATTCTAAAGACACTGTAATATCCAGAGCTGCAGCAGTACCTTCAGGATATACATACATATCAACTGTAGGAGCTGAAGTTTTTGGAACAAGCAAGACCAATAATATGGATGTTTATTATAAGGTAGTTAAAAATGGACAAACAAATTACACAATTCCTAGTTATACAGGAACACTTGCTAACCTCGTAATAGCAGTTGTTGCATCACTCTACTTACCTGAGTTAGCAGCAAAAAAATTCATTAGTGAAATAATTAAAGGTGGTATCGCTGTTTATGTAAGTAGTAACATTCTTAATATTGCTTCTTCACGTACATGGTCAGCTATTGAATACGGATATAATTATTTTGCTAGAGATCAAGTGGATTCTTCAAAGTATGCATATTGGACTAACGGGGGATATAGATATGAAATAAATGATATAGCTTACTCAGGGGCTAAAACTATCTATTATGATGGGTATTCATATACAGGAAGTAAGACGGATAATACATATTGGTGCATATGCGATACTTTAGCAACAAGAGTTTATGGCGATAGCTGTAATATTACTCTATAATATTACAAAGAAGTGTGATAATATTACATATATCACACTTCTTTTAAATGGGGGGGTTCTATTGGTTATAATAGGTGTTATATGTTTTATTATACTGATTATTAATATCTATAATTTCAGCAAACTCATTATAAAAAGTTTAAAGTATGATGAGGATTTTACAGAAGATGAAGATAAAGGGAAATTTGAGTACTGCCTTTTTGGTGTTGCCATAGTTATGTTTGCACATATATATGGTGGAGATATATTCTATGTTATTTCAACATATTTTTCGCTTCTATTATTATTATGTTTTATAGTAAGTAAATATAAAAAGAATGTGAAATTTAATTCACAAAAAATACTAAAGATACTAATTCCGTTTTTTGTATTCGCATTATTAAGTTTTATATTTTTAAAATAG